AATTCCTGTACCTAATAAACAAGATTCAAATATTGCACTTCGTAATGCAACATTAGCATCTGATTCATCTAGTTGGTCTTCAATTAATTTATGTAATCTTCTTGCTGCAATTTGTGCAGGTTTAATTTGTGGCATCTCAGGAACTGGAGATGGTCCTGAAGATAAGTCTGCTTCTTCAAATTCTTCTTGTAGTCCACCTAAGTTAACTGCACCTAAATTATTAAATGTAGCTCCTGGTGGTAAATCATTTCCATCACCTGGAAAACCTAATCCACCATTATCACCCATTTCTTCTTGTGATGATTGAGGGTTGTAATCTAAGTTACCTTCTATCTGAGGTTCTATTTGGTCAACACCCATTTCCTCCTTCATAGGATTCATGTGTGCATATTCATCTATACCTTCAGGTACAGCAGTCTCTTCAATTGTTAATGGAAATTTTCCTGTACCAAATAATACATCTATGATTTGTCCATAAGCTGCTAGAACTTTTGTTTTAGTAACTTTAACAAATACTCTTGACTTTTCATGTTCAGTAAAATGAATATTTTTATAATACTTGCCACGATAATTATGATAAGCTTGTAACCATCTATCTTCATCATCACTTCTCTTATCAGTACAAGATTGAAATTTAGAATTAATGTCAATTACTAAAGATTCTAATTCTTCTAAATTTTCTTCTTCATCCATTGCTGGATTCATAGTCTCATCAACTGCCATACAATTCCTATTAATTACTTAAATTTTATTAGTAAGTATAATAATACACTTATTTCTTCGACTTGTCAACTATTTTCTTGATTTCTATAATAACACTATTGGGTATGATTGTAGTATTTCCTATCTCTTCAATCTTACCATCCTCAGAATCTGATAATGAATAATCTCCAAATACTCTAGTAACTCCTTTAGCTTGTGTAAGTAAATGACCATGAGTTACACAAGTTGGCAGCTTTGATTTTTTACATCCTTCCATCGATTGCCACGAGCTGTCTGAGCAAATATCAAGCCAGTATACAGCAACCATAGGGTATTTATCTATTTCTCTAGTAGCTCTAGTATTTAATTGTATCTTTTTCTTCGTCATATTTTTTCCCCAAAGTGTTTCTTTTGTTTTATAACCTTATGATTATGATTATCATCTGCTGTTTTAACCTTACCATAAGGCTCAAATCTTCCATTACCTTCTACTTTAGGGTCTTTTAACCATGCGTGTTGCTGGTCTTTAATTCCATTATTATCTGAGTATCTAAAGATATTCATTTTAAATACTTGTTCTACATCTTCTTGTTTTAAGTATTCTTGTAATTCTTCATATGACATTACTTCATCATATTGTTCATCTGTTTTTTTATTTCTAAATGTATATAAAGGCATATTAGTATCCAAAGGTTGGGTCTGAAGGTGTCCATCTTTTATGATGTTGCATATCTTCATATGCAGTAATACTTCTAGGTCTAGACATAATTAAATATCTAAGTGCATCATAAGCATGGTCTGATGCTTTAGTATCTACATCTTCTGGTTTAGTTTTATCAATAGGTATTGATTGTAGTTCTCTAATAATGTTTGGGCAAGTACGAAATATCTGAAGCTTTGGTCGACCTTTGTCGTTAATTTTTAATCTTTCATGTATTTGTATCTTGCCCTGAATTCTATTCTTATCTGCTCTTCTAAGCTTGTGTCCTGCTTGTGTTAGTACTTCTCCGACAGTTGGACCAGTTGTTCCTGTTCTTGCCCATGCTGCTGTATCTAAAACTCCAGGAATCGATAATCTATCTTCTCTTTCAAACTCAAATATTCTTTTAGCTAACTCTTCTCCTGTTAATCCTTTTTGATATAGTTCTCTATAAATAATTAATGTTTCATCTGCTGGGTCTATACAACCCCAAATAACTGCTGACTCTGCTGCATAACCATAGTCAATACCTTTTACTCTGCTCCAATGATTAGGTAATTGATATGGAGCTATTGTATGTTTATCATATTCAAATTCTGTAAATGCAGCTCCTTCGGAAACATCCCAGTTCCCTTCTAGTAGTTGTCTTCTTTGTGTTGGTGGTAATGATTCAAGCATCTGCTCATATTTACCATCATCATTTAAATAAGGGTTATCACTTAAACTAGCAGGAATAAACTTTCTAGTTATTTTATCCTGACCAGTAAAAGATTCATTTGGTGGTGCTGGGTCTAGATACCTTTTTTTGACCCAGTTACCTCCCACTCCTCCTGGGTTTGCAGTACACCGAATGTAGCATTGTATTGCATTATTAGTTGTTCTCAATCGTGATTGCAAATATTGAAGTGGGAATTCTGTAGGATACTGTGTTAGCTCGTCAATCCCTATCCAGGTGTACGATTGACCTTGGTATCTATATACATCAGCATCTCTATCAAGGTAACCAAACTCCAATGAAGCTCCTGAAGGAAATTTCCAAATCTTTTCAACCTCTCTAAACTTTGCACCTTGGAATGCTTTAGGGTACAACTCTCTAGACTTGTCTATTAATTCTCTAAGTTCAGGCATTGACTTTCTTAATAGTAATGCTCTATGTTCTTTGATGTGCATAAATCGTAGAGGGTCAACTAACATTGCGTATGACTTACCTCCACCTGCTGCACCACCATACAATACATCTTGTTCTGGTGCTGCTAAAAATTGTGTTTGTGGACCTGTATTAGGTTTAAATGCTATTCGTTCTTTTTCTTCTTGAAGGAGTTCTTTAACAGGGTTAGGAAGGTTATCAAGCTTGTCTTCTTCGATGACCATACCTTTCTTCGTTTCTTTATTCGTCTCGCCATTCTGTACTACCTTTAATGCTTCCTTTTTATCTCGGAGTCTTCTAGTCTTATTCTCCAAGTTCTTTTTTAATTTTGCTATTTCTTTTTCTTTTTCTTTAACTAACTTTCTAGAAGCTATCTTAGCTTTATGTTCAAAGCTATAGTTATATTGTCTCTTTGTCATCTCTAGCTAATAAACCTTTTGATTGTTCTTTAATTGGTTCTGGGATATCTTTATCCATTATCTTCTTTAATCCCATGGCTGATAGCTTACGACCTGTTTGATGTTCTAATATATCTACTGCTCCTCTTAAACTAAAAGCACCTGACTTAACACCATCCTTCATTTCATTTAATGATTCTATTTCTTTAGCTACTGGAACTAAAGTCTTATCATCATCTGCTAACTTATAACCAAAAGGGATTGTCGAACTATTCCTTCTCATCGATTACCTCTTCTGCTGTTACATCTATTAATTCTTCTTTTTGTGGTATAATAAATATACCTGATGATACTGTATGACTAACATCCACCTTATCTCTTTTGGCAACACCCACTCTGTCTAACAAGGTTTGGGCTGCTTGGAGTTTAGCATTCACTTGTGGTATGGGGTCATCACTCTCCAATATCTCTACAAGTTTCTGACTGGCTCGTGGTGCAGACTTAGCTAGAATCTTTGTGGCGACATCTACAATCTCATCCTTTAAGGAATCTATTACTTTAGATTTAGATGTTGGAGAATAACCTGCTTCTTGTAATGCTAGGTTTATATCTCCTTTGGCTGTTGTTGATAGTGCTGCTAAGAATGTTTCTTGTTGCTCTGTTAATTTTCTTTTCTTATCTTGATTGGTCGGTAGAAAGTTACTATTCATATTATTCATTATAACAAGTTTACAGCTAGTTGACAACACAAATTAAATATATTTCTAATTAGAGTTGACAAATGCAGAAGAGGGTGTATAATATAAGTAGTTACCCTCCAGGGGGTGAAGCATCTAAGTCTATCTGGGATAGTCCAGCTATATAGCAACCCCCTATCTAATCTTTTAAGCAGGGCGAGTCTATCTAGTTTACACTCAAAAGCTACACAAAATGTATAAGCATTATATACATACCCCCAGTACCCCCCATGGCACATCGGCTACCCCTTGCTAATTAGAATCAATCTAAACTACAAATATAGGTAAGCAATACTGACATATCTTTTACAATCTATAAGTGTATTTAAAGGTGTTGCTAGTTTACAACAGATAGTGATATATTTACCACATATAAGATAAGCTAGAACCCTCACACAACCAGCGATTGTACCAGATAATTCAACCTTTAATTGCATATTCTATAGTGATATAATTACCACTAGATGTTGCAATAATACAACAGAAAATATATAGCTGGTC